GTATCAGTGAGGTTGTGAATCTTAATCGTGCAGACATTGACTTTGAAAACGGAGAGTGCATTGTTCTTGGCAAGGGAAACAAAGAGAGGACTGTCTACTTAAACGATGTTGCCGCAATGACGCTGAAAGAATATCTTGCGACAAGGCAGGACAATTCACCTGCATTATTCATCAGCAAGAATCTTGAAAGGCTTCATCCCGGTGGAGTTCGTGTGATGCTCAATAAGCTTGCTGACTCTGCGAATGTCGAGAATGTACATCCTCATCGTTTCCGCAGGACACTCATCACCAATCTGCTGAATCGTGGAATGCCGATGCAGGAAGTAGCAATTGTGGCAGGACACGATAAGGTTGATACCACCATGAAGTATTTCTCTTATAGCAAGAACAGGATCAAGAGTTCTTACCAGAAGTATTCAACCTAAAGCGAGTAAATCAAAAGGGCATCCCATTACGGGATGTCCTCTTTTTTGTCTGGTACGATCTCAACAATGTCTTCTATCTTGCAGTTAAGAATTTGGCAGATTGCGTCAATCGTTTTTAGGCTTACTGGTTTATTCTCCCTGATTGACTGCACAGTGCCTTCTGACAGAATTTTTGTCTCTCTGATCCTGTATGTTGAGTATCCTGCCTGTTTCAGTTTCTCTGGTATTTCCTTGTAGCGTATCAATGGCAACACTCCTTTCTTTCATGATTATACTCCATATTGTGTGTATGTCAACGCATAAATGTGTATAAATAGCATATTTTGTGACTGTGATATAATTCAAAGTGATATAGCAGAAGTGCCATTGCACACACAATATATATGATTGGGGTGTGTATTATGGCAGAAACAGTCATTATCAAAGTTCAAGACCTGATCGAAAAATTCCAATATGCCATCAATAACAATTGGGGCTACATCTGGGGGACGGCAGGAATCAAATGGACTGCTGAACGGCAGAAGAATGCGACACGGGATATGACCGTGAAGTACGGGAAGAAATGGATCGGTCATTATGTTGCTGACTGCTCTGGCCTGTTTACATGGGCTTTCAAACAGTTGGGCGGTTATATGTACCATGGATCCAACACTATGTACAAGTCATACTGTACTGCCAAAGGAAAACTGACTGGCGGGAAACGGTCTGACGGTCAGACGCTGAAAGCCGGGTCTGCTGTGTTTACCGGGACAGAAAACGATCATGGGCATGTCGGCCTGTACATCGGCAACGGGACTGTCATTGAAGCGAAGGGGACACAGGCAGGTGTCATCAAGAGCAATGTGGCAGACAAGAAGTGGACATATTGGGGTGAACTGAAGGGCGTTGACTATGGTGATGGGTCTTATGTCCCGGAACCGGATCCTGCTCCTGCTCCTGACAAGAAGGATGGATATCCCACAATCAAACGTGGGAGCAAGGGCGAATATGTGACGCTTTGCCAGACTAAACTGGTGAACAAAGGCTATGACATCGGCAGTTGTGGAGTGGACGGGGACTTCGGTAGAGCAACAGAAGCCGCAGTAAAACAGTTCCAACGTGATTGGGGGCTAACAGAAGACGGGATCGTTGGGGCTAAAACGTGGGAGTTGCTGAACAGCGATGCGAAAGTGACTCTCTACACCGTTCATATCCCGCATCTTCCTCTCTATCAAGCGGAAGCGTTAATTCAACGCTATCCCGGTTCAACAAGAGATGAGGAAAGGGGGTGAGCCGAATGGAGAGTTTATCCCTTGTGCAGATCAGAGACTTTGTGATTGTGGCTCTGGCGATTCTGGCCTTCATTGTTCTGCTTGGCAATTTCATCAAGACTATCAAGGATTGGCGAAAACCGCATGATGATCTTGAAGCATGGCGAACGGATGTCAACAGCAAGCTTGATGCGGATAATCGAAGACTCAATGAGTTGGAAGAAGGGAATCGTGTCATCTGCCGGGGCATATTAGCCATGCTGAGTCACGAAATAAACGGTAACTCAAATGATAAGCTATTGGCAAGCCAAACAGAAATCACAAACTACCTCATCAACAAGTGAAAGGGGATCAATGGTATGAAGGTAAACTGGAAAGTGCGGTTCAAGAACAAGACTTGGCTGACTATGTTCATCAGTCTGATTGTCGGTTTCGTGTTCAACATGCTCAAACTGTTTGATATCGTCCCGACCTTCACGGAGAATCTGGTCATGAACATTGTCGGGCAGGTGTTGACCTTCCTTGGCCTGATCGGAGTGATTGTGGATCCTACCACTGTCGGGTTCGATGACAGCAATAGGGCAATGAGTTACGAAGAACCATACGATGACAACAAACCTCCCTTGCAGTATCAGGAAGAGCAGTAACGGACAAGACGGGCATATACGGGATGCCCTCTTTTTTATGGCTGTTTTTTGGCTGTTTTGGACTGCGCTTTACTGCCTTAAACTACCTTAAACCGCACTAACGAGAGACAAAAGAAAATCCCGGAACCCTTTATTTTCTAAGGATTCCGGGAAGTGAGCCCGGCGGGATTCGAACCCACGACCTTTTGATTCGTAGTCATGCCAACATTTCTCCTGCGAATGTTGATTTATAAGCATTCCTGTTTCTGGCTGTTGTCAAATTGGCTGTTTTTTGGCTGTGCAGGATACAAAAGTTCTATCGCTTTGCTCTCACGGTTGGCAGATGGATGATCGTATATTTCCAGAACCATCTTCTCAGAAGCGTGTCCGCACCAGTCAATCATAACCCGGATGTCCACACCATGATCTCGACCTTCGGTCACAAAAGTGTGCCTGAGATCATGAGGACGGAACGAGACATCAGTCCACCCTCTCAGGCGGTACTCTTCTGCTTCTGCTTTCTTTCCTGCTTCCTTCAGATCCAGATACTTCTGATGCTCTTCCTGATGCGATTGTTTCCATTCCCGTGTCAGGTGATACCATCTTTTATGCACTCCGTTCAGAGCAGTAGACAGATCTGTCATATATGACTCCCATGCCCGGACAAAAGCAGTCTCAGAACAGATCTTCCCATGCTCATCAGGAAACACATATTTCTCTATGCCATCATAAAACGGCTTTAAAGGCTCAAATAACGGCACTGACCTCTCAGATGATTCGTTCTTCGTATCCTTCACTACAGGGCGGTTATTGACGAAACTGATAGCCTTTAAGACCCATATGCGTTCATCATGAATGTCTTTCTTCTCCAAAGCGAGAACTTCACCCCTCCTGAGTCCCGCTTTCAGCATGAACATCGCACCTGCCTGACAACGATGAGGAACAGTCTCAATCAGATTGATTTCTGTTTCCGTCAGGCAACGGTGTGTTCCCTTCGTTCCCTTGTGAGGTTTGGCAGATTCGGCATACATCGGGTTAGAAATGCAGTATCTGTTATCAATTGCGTACTGGAAGAAAGCTTTGTACAGGAACTTCGCCTTGTCAATGTAAGACTGAGACAGGCCGACATAGGCAGTCCAGACCTTTTTGATATCGGCAGGTGAAACAACGGAAACAAGTTTGTCTCCGATCATGCCTGTCATCTTCTCCATGATTGTGACATACTGGTTGTAAGTTCCTTTCCCGGCTCCCGCTTTTGCGACTGGTAACCACTTTTCTGCCAGATCAAAAACAGAAATCGGGTCAGGCTTCTCAATTCCATGCTCACACTCATACTTGTAAGCATCCCGCTTCGCTTGTGCTTCGGCAATCGTCTTGCCTTGGAAGCGTTTGCCTTTGTACCATGCCCGGTAATACTCGCCTTGCTTCTTCAGTTTACTCACAGGTTACGCACCTGCCTATCGGAAACATTGCCAGATTTTCCCCCATAGAGGACAGTCAACTCTTCTGCCCTCTCTAAGAGTTTTGCTTTTCCTGTCAGATTCAGAGAACGGAACATGGCAAGCAGACGGTCTTCTTCTGTTTCCTCACGCTCATTCTCAATGACCAGATCAGACAACTGGCATCCAAAGAAGATGGCAAGTTTCTGGACAACATCTGCCCGTGGATATCCTCTGCCAGTCACCCATGCGCTGACGGTGGATCTATTCACCCCGACTGCTTCCGAGACATCAATCTGGCTCTTGCCGCTCTCGTCCAGAAGCCTGATAAAATTCTTTCGGAAGATTTCTCTGTTTGTCATTGTCGCATACCTCCCGATTTGAGATTGTATAATAGGAAGCGAAAAAAGTCAAATTATTTATAAAAAAAGTCTTGACAACTAAACTAATTAGCAGTACAATATGTGGCGTGATAGGACACTTGAAAGGAGGTGTAAAATACAATATGTCTGAAGTCAAAAATAATTTTGAGGGGTGTACGATGTCTCTTGAAGCGGCGAGAGTGA